CAAAACTGTATATTTGCCATTAAAATAAGTTGATCCAGAAATGGCAATTATGCTTCCAGGTGTCAAATAAATGTCGGTTCCTGTGTTAAGAAATCCTTCTGCTATGGTTCCATTTCCAACAATAGTCACCGATGTGTAGACACGACCAGTACCACTGAAAACAACACCAGTACCGTACCCGCCGTCACCGTAGCCGCCTGTGCCGTAACCGACAGGTGGTGTCGTTGATTGTTGGCCAATGTAGTAGTTTAGACGCGCCAAGCCGTCATTCATTTTAAAAATAATTGCATTTACCTTAGCAGTTCCAAAGACAGTTGCACTGCCTGGGTTTACTGCCTTGGCGTATTCGAAATACCCAGCCGAAGAAACCGTTACGGTGTATGTGCCATTGTATCCACCTGGCGACATTCCTGCTATGACAACAGAAGTTCCCACGGGGACGACCGCATTGTTGTTCATAACAATTGTAACTGCACCCGCAGCCCAAGAGGCAGAAAATATTTCAAATAAATTTGTTGGGGCGCTTGCCGCAGTAATTGTAAATGTGCTGGTGGAAAGCACTGATGTCACAATGTAGTTCCCGTACAGAATAACGTCACCGATGGTAACGTCACCAATGGCGGTGGGAACCAAGATTGGGAAAGTGGAACCAACGGAATACCCATGGTCTTCCAAAGTCACAGTTATCGTTGGCGTTGACGGGTTGATTGTTGCTTTAAACGTAGCAACAGCGCCACCGCTTACCGATGACGCAATAAATGTGCCTGTAGACGCGCTGCCAAGGTTGGTTGCGGTAGAAAACGTAAATGTCCCAGATGAAGAGGTTAGGACTGTGTAAGGTCCGGCAAACGATCCGGCCCCAGAAAAGACAACCGTGGCCCCAACATTTACTGTAGTGTCTGTGGGATGCGTTACAGTGACCGTATAGGGTCCAACGCCAGTTGTGGCTATGGTTGTAACCAAGAACCTGTTAGTTGCAGGAGTTACCACTCCGATGATGTTTTTGGCAAGGATACTGTATGTGTTTGCCCCGTTTCGCTCGCATGTGTAGAAGCCAGACAGCACAAGACCACCAATACTGACTTGCGTTTGAATGTAGATTGAATCGTACGATGTAATGTTTGATCCAGTGTCGGTGATGACAACTTCATTGCTTCCAGCGGTAGTGGTAAAGCTAACTGGTATGTTTGCAGTGTAGTATTGCGGCGAAATGTTAATCGCCGTGTTTCCGCTTTCGCTGGCAAACAAGCCAGAGTCAGCGCCAATCCCCAAGTACTTGTGTGTGTTTGTGTCTGACCATGCGTGAAGCGCGCGGACGGTGTCCCACTGGGCTGTTTGGATAAACCTTGTCCAGCCGCCAAGCTTTTGTGGCAGCGCCATGCCTTGTTGGTCCGGCATAAAACGGATCAAGTTGGTTTCGGAAATGGCTGCCTCGTTCAGCGCCGGAGTGCGGTTCTGGTCAACACCGGGGATAAGCTTCAGGCTTGCATGGGCCATGTGTTAGCCTCGCGTTGGGCTGGCAACGGTTGCCGGAGATTGTGACGACCACGCCGCGCCTTCAAATTTCTTGCGGGCCTCTTCAACACCAGCCGACTTGAGCAGCAACTGGTACTGGTTCTCGTAGCTTTGCGCCATCTGTGGGTCGTCGCTTTCCTTGCCGAAGTTGCGCTGGTAGGCCGAGATGTAGATCATCGACGCCATTACCAGCAGATCAGGCAGATACTCGCTGATGAAGGTCGTTGGAACCGCAACCGAAAGTGGTGCAGGGCGGGCCGTCCCAACCACTTCAACGTAGTAGCTTTGATCCGGCACAGGCCCAACAAAAAATAGAGTGTCGTTAAACGGCACAAAATACTTAGGCACCCCACGGTTGGCCGCCAACGACGATCCGTAGACCGCATCCAAAAACTCCTTAGTCGTCGGCAGCAAAGGAACGCGGGTGCCTGTGTCTGGGTCAGTGGGTATGGTTGCGTTCACAATCAGGTTGATCTGTTCGCTGACCACAAAAGACGTTCCATTGCCCAAGTCTTGCGAGAAAGACAGGTTTCGGTTGCCAACTGTCAACGCATATCCTGCGCCATGCAGCGATACGGATGTGAACAGAAGGTCAAGATCGCGGCAAATGCGAAGGCTGGCATAGTCAATCATCATGGGGAGGATTTCCAAAAAGTTTGGGTCATCCTCCGCCACGACCGCCATCTGCGCGATCTGCGTCTTGTAGGTGGTGTACGTCAGTCCTGCCATGGCTTTACCCCTGTGTCTGAGATGACCTTACATCATCCGAGCAGTTTAGCCAATGTCTTAGGTCCGACGATGCCATCAGCAGCCAGACCGTTGGCGGCCTGCCACTTTTTGACGGCGCTTTCGGTGCCAGAGCCAAACACGCCATCAGCTTCAAGACCCAGTTCAGCTTGCATCCGCTTGACGTTTTCCCCCGTGGAACCTTTTTTAAGGACGCCAGGAATGGTTGCCGCGTTGGCAATGGGTGCCGGAACTGCACCACCCAGAACGGTCAGTGCCGCCTCGTAGTGCTTGCGCCTATCCTCAAGGCCAATGGTGCCACCGTTGATCAGTTTGGTCATCTTGACAATGTCGCCCTCGTCACAGGCGATATTCAGTTTACGGCTGTTCCAGTACCAGCAGGCGCTTTCCAGCGCCCCCTTCTTGGTCTGGACGTAGTCGATCACATCCAGCAGCGTCATCTTGATGGACAGGGCGAAGGCGCTGTAATTATCCTTGCCCGTCAGTTGGATGACGCCGCGCCCACGAAAACGATAACCATCGCCGGAGGCAGTATCTCCATTGCCCATGCGGTTGGCATAGATCACGTTGGCGATCTTCTCAGGCTGCTTGGCGTAGTCTGCCGCATTCCGGCCAGCCTTGGAAAAATACTTGGAGAAAAGTTTTTCCAACGTTTCTGCGCGGTAGTTCAGGTTTTCGGACAGGGCCGTGAAGTTCATGCTTTCGTGGCCGCACTGGGCGAAGAAGCCAGCAATACGGTTGGGTGTGTTGATCTCGTACTTGGGCAAGATTTCCATTGCCGCATCGGCCCACGCCGCAGCATCAGCATTACCATGCAGGATGTGGATGATGTGGTCTTTTGTCAGGATCATTTTTTACCCATGTACTTGCTGACAGCGCGGTTACCAAACCAGAACGAAATAATCGCAGCGAATAGTCCTTTGGTTTCGTCGTCAAACATCAGGTCAACGCCGGACATCCAATCTCCACCCTGTTCCGTTACCTTGACCATGATCACGACCTTGGTTGCCATGAATAGAGCAAAAAACATATAGGTGATAACAGGACGGACAGTGGATGCAAGCTGTGCAGCAAATCCAGAAGAAGGGTTAGCATAGTTGTATATCGCCTTTGTTTCCTCAATCTCAGCCTGCTTGTCCATGACTTGCAGTTGAAGCTGCACACCCTGTGCCGCCATTTCACCCTGCAGTCGCATAGTCTCAATCTTGTTCCTATGCTCTTGCTTCTGTTGGAAAAAGCCGAGGATTTGCGGCAGGAACGATGTGCCGAAACCTAATAGGCTACCAAGAAGCGCAATCATTCTGTCTTCTCCTCTTCCTTCTGGGGTTTGTTGTTGCTTGCCGCAAGAACGCCGCCCAAGGCCCCAACGATGAAAGACGCGATGGGGGTCAGTAGCTCAAAGAACTTGCGGTCATTTTCACTGGATTCCCCCATTGGTTGGGTCACAAAGACCAGCGAATAGAGAATGGTGAAGATCGTCCCGCCAAGAATGAAGGTCAGGGATATCCCAATGAAGTAGCGCAGTTTTGCTTCCAAAAAGGCGGCGTCACCTTTTGCCATTTCGATCTCCCATTAGCTCTTCAGGGCATGAATTTGAGGCTACGCAAACAGGCGGTTGGCATTGCTGCGTTGACCAGTTTTTCGGGTCTTGGCATGGGTAGCGGTAGAAACCGTCTTTGGACATCACAAGGATGCCCACCAAGGTTCCGGCAAACAAAAGCCAAAGAAGTGTTTCTTTCATTTGATGAGCCTTTCCAGCAAGCGTTCGATCTTGGCATCAAGGTTGTCTATGCGGATAATAACACGGTTAATGTCCGCATGGACCTCTGCTTTTGTGACATATTCCTTGGCCATCTCTTCCCGCGTTCGGTTCAACAAGATTTGCAGCCGCTGGATTTCACCAAAGGAGTAACGCAGGATCGCCCCAAACAGGGTCAAGCCAGCGGTAAGAAGCATACTCCAGAGGTTTTCGGTTATCATTACCAAGGTACCCCAGTTGCAGTGACGGGGTTTTGCTGCAAGTAAATTTGATCTGCCAAAGAAGCTTCAACCGCAAACTTGTCCACGCCACTGGCCCACACCCAAGATAAAACTTCAGCTTCCGTCAGTTGATCGTACGGAACAAAGTTAGGTGCTGTTGGGTCGGGCAGGAAGCCGTTTGTGCCGTAGGTGGACGCGCTGTAGTCGCCTTCGACCGAAACGACTTGCCAGTGCGCGGTATAGACAGCGCCGTCAGGAAGGCTGCGGTCAAGCTGTGAGATGGTCCATGTGGTGGTGATCATTTCGTATCCTTACGCGATTGCAACGGTTCTGGAAGCTTCGATCACCGAAGTGCCATCGGAGATGAACTGGAAAATGAAGTAACGCGCAGAGACCGTACCCGTGGCCAAGGTGCCAGTGGTCTTGAAGCCCGTGCCGAACGTCATGGTGTAGCTGGTGGTGCCGGAGGTCAAGACGATCAGGGTGCAGCGCGTACCAGCCGCAGGCACGGTGGTGGTGAACGTACCTGTGGCGTTTGGCGTGACCTGAGCAACGCCATCAGTGGCAAACGCAAGGGCAAGTGTTCCGTTTGCGTGGGTTATGAAGCCGTCAGTGATCACCGAGTTGGATACCAGTGACGTACCCCTGACCGAAGCCTGTGTCGTCGCGCCGACCGTCATGTTGTCAATTGACCCGCCAGTGATCGCGGGGGCTGACGCAAGCACCACCGCACCAGTGCCTGTGAGCGTCTGGAAATCAGTGAAGCCAGCCTCCCAGTCTGCGGCGGTGGTCAGCGTGGTGCCAATACAGGTCACCATTGCGGTCACACCGCTAATGATGGTTGTCACAAGGTTGCCGCCGGAAGAGTTGACGGTCAGGCTTCCCGTGGAGTTGTTGACGATGTGGAACGACCAGCCAGTCCCCAGCGTGGATGTCACGGGCAGCGTGATCGTCTGCGTGGTCGCGCCAGTGAACAGTTGGTACTGGGTGCTGGTGTTGGTCAGGACAGTTGTGCCAGCCGCCGTGGGCGTTGACGTGTAGCCTAGCAAGGCAGCCGCAGCCGCAGGGGCCGTGGTGACCCCCGTGCCACCGTTGGCAACCGGAAGGGTGCCGGAGACGTGGGTGGTCAGGCCGATCTTGCCGTAGGATGGTGCCACACCCACGCCGCCGGAGATCAGGGCGTTGCCTGTGGCTACGTCAGCAAGCTTGGACAGGGTTGTGGTGCCGGAGGCGTAGACGATGTCACCGATGGTGTAGGACGTGATCCCAGTACCACCGCCAGCCGCGCCAACAGCGCCCCACGCGGGGGCAGCGCCGGAGCCAGCCGAAATGATGGTCTGGCCGGATGTACCGTAGTTTGCACCACCAATGCCGAATTGACCTGCGGAACCTAAACGAAGGCGCTCCACTGGGGTTACGGTACCCGTTGGCGTTGTGTATAAAATCATAAGCCCGGGCGCGGAGGTTGGGCTGATAGCACCGTCAGAATAAAAGGCTATCTGCCCCGTGGAACGGTAAGCGGAAACGCCATCGTAGCCAGAGGCAGCAAAAATGCCAAGGGCGGATGATACAGAAACGGCAGTCGGAGCAGCTTTTGTACCGCTGGCGTACTGCAACTTCATTAGGGCAGATGCAGCGTAGTTTGTTTGGTTGTACGTCCCACCATCAACAGAAAGAAGGGTTGTAGGCGAAGTCGTCCCAATCCCCACGTTGCCAGAGGAGTCGATACGCATACGCTCTGTGGAGTTGGTGGCAAACATCATGTTAGTAGCTTCATAGTTTGACAACACAACGTCTTCGCTGTCGTTTATGCCAATCAGGAAACCATCTGTAATGGCTGTGCCAGTAGCCGAGTTTTGGAAGTTTGCGTAAACACCAACGGCTTGATTGTTGTAGGCCTTATAGGCAACCATGTCGGCTGTGGTAAACGTATTTACTTGCGAGTGGACCTTTGCAAGCGGCGAAGTTGTGCCAATCCCCAAGTTGCCGCCGTTTGTAAGCGTCATAACTTGAGTAAATGCAATTGCAGTTCCAGCGGTGCCTGATGGTGCGGTATACCACTGGTGGATACCTGACGATTGGTAGTAAAGAGCAGCAAGGCTTGTTATGCCGTAGAGAGTCGCCCCAGTAGAGTCTATATAATAGTTTTGCCCCATTTGGATACGGTTTGATCCGTTTGAAGCAATACCTGAATATGCGTTGGCTATGTTAAGAGACTTATAGGCAGAGTTCCAAGCAGCAGGAGTGCCGCCAATCCCTACGTTGCCATTTCGGTCAACACGCATACGCTCAATTGGCGTTCCTGTTAGCAAGTCTGTGCTAAATGCAATTCCGCCGCCGGGGTTTCCAACTTCCGCAATACCTGTGATTGATGCTTTTACTCCAGCCCCGGGTGCAGAGTTATCGGCTGAGTAAAACTCAATTTTGCCAAGTTCTTGCGGACCTGTTGCGCTAAGGTCTGTATCAGTAAATCGCAAAACATTGAGAGCAGTGCCAGCGGTATTGTTTGCCGCAAGATCAAGTTGGGTTGCTGGAGTGCCACCAATCCCTACGTTGCCCGCGCTATCAACCCGCATACGCTCAACGCCAGCCGTAGCCACAGCCACAGTATCCGCAGCGGGGAAGAATAAGCCCGCATTAAGGTCACCCGTGTGGGCAATGGATGGTGCGGCTGCGGAGCCGTCTGCGAAGGATGCTTGGCCTGTAAATGCGGGGTCAGCAGACGGAGCGGCACCAAGATTTGTGCGGGCTGTCGCTGCGTTAGATGCGCCTGTGCCACCCAGAGAAACTGGGATCGGCAGCGTGGTGGGAAGGCCCGTCCGCGTGGCCGCGATCATCTGGGCCAAGCTGATCTTGACCGAGGTTCCGGCCTGTACGCCTTCGAAAAGCTCTGACCCATCCAATCCGATGACCGCTGGGAGATTTGGGATTTGTATGAGGCTCATGTCAGATCGGTCCTGTCTCTGGAACTGTCGTGTTATCA